TTGATAAGCGCACAGCCGTTATGTCTGTTAAGATTGAACAAAACAATGAAATGTTAAAACCTTTATGGGAAGACTTTATTAAAAGGAGTGCAAGATATGAGCAGGCCGCAATCAAGAAGTAAAGTAAATCTAGGACGCGGTGCGTGTCCGGTAGTAAAAATGGCTAAGGGTGGTGTCGTGAAAATGAAAAAGGGCGGTAAGATTTGTCCTGAAGGTAAAGCATGGGCAAAGCGTACTTTTGATACATATCCAAGCGCTTATGCAAATCTTGCTGCTAGTAAATATTGCAAAGATCCAAACTATGCTAAGAAGGCAAAAGGCGGAAAAAGAAAGGGTCGCTAAATGGGCGAACTTAAAAAATGGCTAAAACAAGACTGGGTTCGTATTGGTACGGACGGCAAGATCAAAGGTAAATGTGGTACCTCTAAAGATAAGAAGAACCCAGACAGATGTTTACCGCGTAGTAAGGCGCAGTCTTTGAGTAAAAAAGAGCGTGCGGCTACCGCTAAAAAGAAAAAACGTGCAGGCGCAAAAGGCAAAACAGTGGTTAAAAATACAAAACAGGCCGTAGTGCGTTTAGGTAATGGGGGGTATATTCGGTAATGGGACAAGCATACAATTCAGATGAAAGAAAATACATCAAGGCAATCGATGATTATACTTCTAAGAGAATAAGTTATTCACAGTTTATAGATAAAACTTTACCTCTTAAAAATGTAAGTAGACGCGTAAGAGATACGTTTACTGTTACAGGAAAAAAACTACAAGGTTTGCCTTTTGGCTACGATAAAGGTGGTAAAGTTGAAAAAGATGATGTAAATTTAAAAGGTAAACGATTTATCGCACGAGGGTGTGGGGCAGTGATGTCCAACAAACGTAAGAAAACTTTGTATACTTAGGAGAAACTTATGAGAAAAAAGAAGACATATGCGATGAAAAGAGGTGGTGGAGTTAAGCCTCGTATGATGAAAAAAGGTGGTAACGTAAAACCAAGAATGATGAAAAAAGGTGGTAATGTTAAACCTCGTATGATGAAAAAAGGTGGTAATGTGAAAAGATTTAAACCCGGTGGAATAGTAACCAAGGGTGCCGCTGCTAAAAAGACAATTAAAAAACCAACTATGACTCTTGCACAACTACGGGCTGAAGCTAAAAAAAGAAAGATGAAACTAGTTAAGGCCTAAATTTGCCGTATTTACAAAGTAACATCCCGCATTTTAAATGTTGGGTGCGTAGAGAATATACACACAACCATGAAAAATATCATGGTGAGTTTTTACACGCAATGGCTATTGCTGTTACGACAATGCCTAATAGGTGCTTGTCGTTTCAAGTAATATTTACTGGTTGTGAAAATGATGACGATGAGCCTAATGTGCACGGTGGGGCTATGTGGGCTCGTATGCCTATTACAGCACTTGTTGGAGACTTTGATTTTGAAGGGTGGCCCGACCCTATGGAGACATATTTAGCACAGCCTTGGGATTGTGCCTCTCATCATCATGCTGTGTATACCTTAAATAGAGCAACGCCTTGTCCGTGGATGGCAAAAATAGGTAGTGAGTTTTACCCGGCTAAATATCATTTTACTGTTGATTACACAGAAAGTGAGATAGCCGATGACCCTGCACAGCATAAACAAAGTCATGTTCTTACCTTATTAGATGCCGGCGACTATACAGGCAATATTGTAGCCTTGCCAAACAACCGTGTTCGTGTTACTCATCCGGCATGGTTTGAGACTGGCGATGGCCCTCCGGACTTTAAACCATCGCAACATATACATTACTCAAAGTCTGATTTAGATTATGTGTTGGACGTAAACCAAATTTTTGATAATATGTACGCAAACAAGGATGAGTAAATGGCCGTATCAGATAGCACAGACTTTGAACTCGACGTTGCGGAGTACATTGAGGAGGCATTTGAACGCTGTGGTCTAGAGGTTAGAACGGGTTACGATCTTAAATCTGCCAAGCGTTCTCTTAACTTGATGTTAGCCGAATGGGCTAATCGCGGTCTTAATCAGTGGACCATAACACAAACTACACAAGCACTTACCTCTGGAACAGCCACGTATAATCTTAATACAAATGTAATTGATATCTTATCTGTTGTTGTAAGACGCAGTAGCACGGACTTTGCTATGGAACGAATAAGCCGATCCACATATTTAGGCATACCAACAAAAAGCACGACGGGGCGACCTAATCAATTCTTTTTAGATAGGCAGATTACTCCTGTGTTGAAAATATGGCCTACTCCTGAAAACAGCACGGATACAATTATATTTGATGCATTAACACGCATGGACGATGCAGACACGTTTATTAACACAATGGATATGCCCTTTCGGTTTTTTCCATGTTTGGCAGCAGGGCTTGCTTACTATATAAGTATGAAAAGAGCGCCTAATAGAACACAGATGCTAAAAGCAGTATATGAAGAGGAGTTTCAACGCGCGATGACTGAGGACAGAGACAGAGCTTCTTTTAATGTAGTACCTCAGTATGAATATTTTAGGAGTTCTTGATGGCTCGATTTGCACAAGGTAAACACGCTTACGCCATATCAGATAGATCAGGATTTCGTTATAAATATAAAGATATGCGTAAAGAGTGGAATGGATCTCTTGTGGGCAAAGATGAGTTTGAGGCAAAGCAACCACAGCTTGAGCCTTTTCCTACTGTGGTCGATGCCTTAGCGCTAAAAGATGCTAGACCAGATAGAACAGAGCCACAGACGGTTACAGTTGGTCCCGGTGGTTTTCCAGACAGGGGTGTGGCTATACGCGCTTTTGCGTCTGTTGGAGAGGTTACGGTGACGACATGAGCTTTACTTTTGCTACATTGAAGACTGCAATACAGGATTATTCTGAAAATACAGAGACGACGTTTACTAATAATCTATCTAATTTTATTAAAATTGCAGAAGAGCGCATACTTAAAAACGTACAGCTCAGTATATTTAGAAAAAATGCAACAGCCGCGTTTACATCAAGTAATGAGTTTCTAGCGTGTCCAACAGATTTTTTAACACCTTTCTCTCTTAGCTTTACCGACGCAAGCAGTAATAAAGTGTTTCTTGATTATAAAGACGTAAACTTTATACAAACCTTTACGCCTAACTCATCTACCACAGGATCTCCACGTTTTTATGCTTTGTTTGATACCGATAATTTTATTGTGGCACCTACACCTAGCAGCAGTTTTGCAGTAGAGTTGCATTATTACTACAGACCAAATAGTCTTACCGCAGGAGCTGATTCTGGTTCTACGTGGTTAAGTACAAACGCACCTAATGCTTTGTTGTATGGTAGTTTAATGGAAGCATATACGTTTATGAAAGGTGAGCCCGATGTCATGCAGAATTATGCACAAAGGTTTACGGAAGCAGTGCAATCGCTTAAACTGTATGGCGAGGCAAAAGAGGTTAGTGATTATTATAGAACAGGCATGGTTATGAGGGATAAGCAATAATGTTGATGGAATTACCAAAAACACCAATAGTAGATATACAAACTACAAACAATAGAGGGTTTACTCCAGAAGAAGTGGCCTCTCGTTGTGTGGATAAGATTGTAGAGGTTGGGGACAATGCTGCCCCTGAAATTAGAGATCAAGCTCATGCCTTTAAGGCCCACTTAGAAAAAGTAATTACATTTTATATGAAAGAAGCAATAAAATCAGATAGAACCACTGTTTGCAACGCAATAAAAAATGCAGGACATGAAAAACTTGCAGAAATGATAAGGAGATTATAATGGCTATATCGCAGGCAATGTGCACATCATTTAAGGTGGAACTTCTTAAAGGTGTACACAATTTTACAAATAGTTCAGGTAATACGTTTAACATAGCTTTGTATACCTCCAGTGCTAGTTTAGGAGCGGGAACCACAGCTTACACAACTAGCAATGAAGTGTCTGGTACAAATTATACGGCAAAAGGACAGGCGCTAACTAATGTAACGCCTACATCATCTAGCACAACTGCCTTAACGGACTTTACCGATGAAACCTTTAGTAATGTAACGCTTACTGCTAGAGGGGCCCTGATATTTAACGATAGTGCTTCTGGTGATCCGGCGGTGTGTGTGTTAGATTTTGGCTCTGATAAATCAGCATCCTCTGGTGATTTTACAGTTGTCTTTCCTGCTGCCGATTCTAGCAACGCGATAATAAGGATAGCATAATGGCTTTTGTGATTGCAGATAGGGTACGAGAAACCACAACTACAACAGGCACAGGCACAATCACTCTAGGTGGTGCAGTCACTAACTTTGAAACTTTTACGGCTAATCTATCTAATTCTGATACAACCTACTATGCTATTGTTGATAATACAAATGGTGCTTTCGAGGTTGGTCTAGGAACATTTACAGCATCTGGAACTACGTTAGCACGATCAGTTATAGCGAGTTCCAACAGTAATAATCTGGTAGATTTTGGTGCAGGAACCAAAGATGTCTTTATCACTGTGCCTGCAAGCAAGATTGTTGTGGAGGATGGCAGTAACAATGTTGCAATAGGTGGAACAGTTACAGCTACGGCTTTTAGTGGTAGTGGTGCAGGTCTTACAGGTGTTGACGTAGTGAACGATTCGACTCCTCAGTTGGGAGGAGACTTAGATGCACAAAACAATGACATAGAAAACGCAGGATTGGTTGAAGCAAAGGCAGACGCAGGTATTTATGGAAGCTCATCATCTCCTGTAGAGTTTACAGTTACTGTGGCAAGCAAAACATCTGGGCATCCTTACAGTGGGGATGGTAGTGGTAATGCATATTTTATAAACGGTATAGAGTCACCTGCTATAACATTGCATGGGGTAGATTCTACAACGGCAAATTCAGAGTATCATTATAGGTTCACTCTAAGTTCTAGCGATATGTCTAGCCATCCTTTTAGACTTTACTTGGATGCAGGAAAAACAACAGCATACACAACAGGGGTTACAACAACTAGCACATATCTACAGATAGCTGTAACTAAAGACACTCCTAAGATTTTGTACTATCAGTGCAGTAGTCACGCCTACATGGGTAACTATGCAATAGTTTTAGGATCAACAAACTTTGCTGATGGAAATATTACAAATGTAGGTGACATATCTTTAGACTCTATAAGTCCAGACGCAACAGACATAAATGTAGCTGTATCTGACAACTCAGCGACAGCATTTACAATAAAACAAGGGTCAGACAACTATTTGGTTGTGGATACAGGAGACGGTGGTGAGTCTGTAGCGATAGGTACAGGTGTATCAGGAACTGCCATATCTATAGGGCATACGACATCAGAGACAACAGTAAACGATAATCTTACAGTTACAGGCAATCTTACCGTTAGTGGCACCACTACAACAGTGGATAGTACAACTATAAATATTCAGAATGCCTTTGTGTTTGAGGGAGCCACTGCTAATGACTTTGAGACAACTCTTACAACGGTTGATCCTACAGCCGATAGAACAATTAGTTTACCAAATCAATCAGGTACTTTGCCTGTTCTTGCAGCAGCTAGTGCAACACAGATCACCTCAACTCCAGAGGAGTTAAATATACTTGATGGAGTTACAGCCACTGCCTCAGAGTTAAATATTTTAGATGGTGTTACGGCTACAACGGCTGAATTAAATATTATGGATGGAGTAACAGCGACAACGGCTGAGTTAAATCACGTTGATGGAGTAACGTCTAATGTGCAAACTCAACTAGATGCAAAAGCTACAAAAGGCTTTGCCACAGCTATGGCGATAGCATTGTAAAGGAGAATATATGGCACAAGATTTTGAAAGAGCAGTAGCAAAAGACAGTAGTAGCGATATTAACATAGGAACAACGGCAAGAGCCGTTTTTGACTGTGACTCTGACGATGCAATAGTTGGAATAAGAATGGCAAATGTAATTACCTCTCAGATTACTGTGGACTGCTTTGTAAGAACGGCAGCAGCAGGAGGTAGTGATTTAGACGTATATCTAATAAAGAACGCACCCATACCATCTGGATCAAGCTTAGAGTTGATAGATGGGGGTAGTAAGATAGTCCTTCAGAACGGAGATCAGCTATTTGTAAAATCAAACACGGATGCGTCTTTGAATTGTTATGTTAGTTTTGTGGACGCTATTAGTACATAGGAGGAGTAATGCCACATATAGGTAATCAAGTTGGTTCTAGTTTTTCATCAAGACCTGCTACGCAGGAGTTCAACGGAGATGGCTCTACAACGGTCTTTACGTTAAACCAGACTGTTACACAAGAAGATATAGTTGTAAGCGTTGACGGTGTAATACAGGAGAGCGTAGACGCATTTACTGTACCCAATGGTACAAGCCTTACGTTTACAGAGGCTCCCTCAACTGGCACAGGCAATATCTTTGTTATCTATCTTGGTGCAACCGATGTAAGCACAACCATACCTGTGCAGAACAAAGGCAACTTCAAGAATGGTGGTATGTTTAGAGTTAACTCACAGACGGTAGATGTAGACACAACGATAGAAGCTACAGAGAATGCCACAGCAACAGGACCTTTAACAGTATCATCTGGCATAACCATTACAGTAAACTCTGGAGGTAATCTAGCAATCATATGAGCAATCTTTTAGTACAGAATATAAAACATACGAATGGCACTACAGCTCAAACTATTGATAGTAGTGGAAATACAACTTTAAGCAATTCTACTACAATTGCAAATGCTACAATTACAAATGCTACTGTTAATGGAAAAATAAAAGGTCCTGAAATGACAAGATTTATTGCTCATTCGGATCAAAGTGGAAATACCTCATATTCAGCAGGACAAGCTTTCGTTTGTAATCTTACAACAGTAAATGTTAATAACAGATACAATACATCAAATGGCATTTTTGTTGCTGATGTTGATGGGTATTATGCGTTTACACATTCAGTTTATGTATATAATACTGGTCAAATATCAGTTTTAAAATGGGATGGAAGTTCACTAGGTTACTATACTGCTGACGGAGGTTCTGACCATACTGTATTAGTTACTGCTACAGTGGCTAACCAAATCTATGGTTTTAGTTGGGCAATGCACTTAGACTCAGGGGAAGGTTGTGCAGTAGGTTGGAGAAATGGTTATAGTGGAGGTATTTATCGACCTCATATGCACTTTAGTGGTCATTTAGTTTTTGCTGATTAAGGAAAGTAGAATAGATAATGAGTACATTAAGAGTAGATAACATACGAGGACAGACAGCAGATGGCACGAATAGGTATGTGGTTCAGGTCATTCAAGGAACTACTTCTACACAAACATCACATAGCTCAACCACTTATGCTGATACTGGACTCTCTGTAACTATTACACCTCAGTTGGCTACATCAAAAGTATTAATTATGGCAAATCAAAAAGGTGTGCGATTAGAAACAGATAATGGAGCAGGATGTTCACTAGCATTACTTAGAGGGTCAACATTTATTCATAAACCAAGTCCATCTACTGGACACCATGATTTGCTTTTTAGTACTCATAATGGTTATGGACAATTAGAGATAACTTTTTTAGATTCACCTTCAACAACAAGTGCAACTACATATAAAACCCAATGTGCATCCTTTTATGATGGGAGAAATGTTTTTTGCCAACAAGGCAGTGCTTTTACAAGCACCATAATCGCTATGGAGATTGCCCAATGAGTACATTATCAGTAGACACAATACAGGGTAAGACAACAGCATCAAATATAGCAATGCCTAGTGGTTTTGTTGTTCAATCAAAACTTCATCAATTTAATACAGAAACTACAGTAACTTCAGAAACATTCACTGATATAGGGGGTTCTTCTTTTACCTTTACTCCAAGATTTGCGACAAGTAAATTACACTTGAGGTTTGATGTATCCTTTAATGCTCAAAGGTCTACTTCAACAGGAACTGGAGGTTCATTGAGAATGTTGATGGATGGCTCAAATGTTACTGGTGTTCCAACATCAGGTTATAATTTTTATGTAAGAGTAAATTCTGGTGATTTTACAGATATGTATGCCCCTTATTCTTTTGAAACAGAGATGTCTGCAACGAACACAAACGCAAAAACAATTAAATTACAAGCAAGAGTTTACGCAAGTGGAAACACTCCAATTGCAAGGGTAAATCAAGGAAATTATTATTACAGCACTATTAAAGTACAGGAGATAGCACAATGACAACAATAGCAAACGCATTAACGAGTTTAGGAATTACAGAGTGGGTTCTTAGAGGAGAGCCTACAAATGAAGAAGAGTTCAACCAGATGTTTCGTAAGGTTACTGGAGCAGACAGTAATGGTTCAGCAATAGAAAGTGCAGACCCAAAGGACTGGGGTGTAACATACGCACAGGTAGCAGGTGAAAAGACACTACTGCAAAGCCGTGAGCCAATGCGATTACTCCGTGAAGAACGAGACAGATTACTAACAGAAACAGATTGGATGGGTAACAGTGATGTAACTATGTCAAGTGCGTGGAAAACCTATAGACAAGCCTTGAGAGACTTACCTGCAAAATCTGATCCAAAGCTAGACAGTAATGGTGGATTAGACATGAGTAGTGTAAAGTTTCCAACTAAACCAAGCTAGGAGTAAGAAGTGGGATTAACAAGAGTAAGAGGTGGTGGAGTAGATAATCCCCTAACACTAGGTGGAGGTTCAGCATCAGATAGGTCTATTGTGTTTGATGGTAATGCTCAAGACTTCCACATAGGGTTAGATGACAGCACAGATAGTTTAACTATAGGTCTTGGCTCTACACTTGGAACTACACCATATATGGTTGTTGATGCTAGTGGTCATGTGACTAAACCAAGCAATCCTGCTTTTAGAGCTTTTATTAATTCTTCAAGTGGAGATTATACAACAGAAACTACTATACAATATGATAGTGAAGCTCATGACATAGGTAATAATTTTAATACCAGTAATTATCGTTTTACAGCACCTGTAGATGGCACATATTCATTTTCTGCTGCTCATTGGCATAAGACTGGTACAGCAGCAGAGACATATTTAAGAATTAAAGTTAATGGGTCTTTAAATTCTGAATTTAGAAGTACAAAAGATCAATCAGACAGCTATTACCATCGCCTTTACATAAACGCAGAGCTTAATCTTAGTTCTGGAGATTATATTACAATAACAGGAGGTGGTCAAGGTGGTGGAGAACTTCATACTTCATCAGGACTTACTTATTCATACTTCGCAGGACATCTAATAGGTTAGGAAAAAAAATGCCAAATATTACAATAAGTTTAACGGACACACAAATTAAAGCTCTTGAGTATTGTTCTTACTCAGTTCAAGAATGGTGCGATAATGTTATTAGTGAAAGAGCAAGGAAAGCAAAAGATGAAATCATTTCAAAACTAGTTGCACATTGTAATGCTAATTCAATATCTATAGCAACAGGAGAGGACGCACAAATAACTCAAGCATATGCTTTAAAAGTAGTCGATACGGCAAAAAATGTAAGTGATAATAATGAGAAGGCAGAAATCTAATGCCATACATCGGGAAAGCACCAAACCAAGGGGTTAGAACACGCTTCATCTACCAAGCCACAGCAGGACAGACATCGTTTAGTGGTTCGGATGCCAATGCAAACGTCCTCACATATACAGACTCCGTTTATTGTGACGTTTTTCAGAACGGAATATTATTAAAAAGTGCTGAAGACTATACAGCAACGTCTGGCACAACGGTAGTTTTAACCACTGGTGCATCTCTGAATGATGTGATCGAGATTATAGTATATGACGCTTTTTCTATAGCCAATAGCTACACCAAAGCAGAATCAGATACACGCTATCCTTTTCTTGGAAACGACAGTATAATACGAACCAACGGCAATAGTATCACAGCAGATATAACAATACCCAGTGGTACAAACGGATTGTCAGCAGGACCTATAACAGTTACTAATGCTACAATCACAGTTAACGGAGTGTATACAATAGTATGACCAGTAGATTATTAGTAGATAAGATTGAGGGAAAGACTACATCTGGAACTATTCAGATGCCAACTGGTCATGTGGTGCAAGTTCTAAGCACTACCAAAACGGATTCACAAGTTATTTCTGGAAGTAGTTTTGTTGATATTTCTGGTTTATCGCAAACAATAACACCAAAATTTTCTAATAGTAAAATATTTGTTCAAATAAATGTTTCGTTTAGTGGTAATCAAAACTCATATATTGCTTTTAAAATATTACGAGGAAGTACGGAAATACTCAAAAACACAGAATCTGATACAGGTATTGAAGTTTCTGGTGGTGGAACTATTAACAATAGTGGAAATATGAATTACTCTGTGCATAAAGAATCTATGTCTGGATTTGATTCACCTAATACAACTTCTGCAACAACATATAAAGTACAAATTAGTCCTATGAGGACTTCGTCAGCAACAGCAACAGTAAATAGATCACATACCTTAAGTGACGATAATCAATTTAGGACAGCATCTACAATAACACTTATGGAGATAGCACAGTAATGGCAAGTGAACTTCATGTAGATGCAATAAAACATTCTGGTGGCACAAGTGCTTTGACGATAGATAGTAGTGGGAATCTTACGGCAAGTGCAAATGTTCATTATTCAGGTGGAGTAATTCAACTTGTATCTACTACAACAACAGACACATCATCACTTGCAAGTGTTAACTTTTTAGAATTTACAGCACTTGCTACAAGCATTACCCCAAAATTTTCTACCAGTAAAATATTTGTCACTCTAAATATCTGTGTAGGAAATTCAGATGATGACAATTACTGTCAATTTAGATTAAAGAGAGATGATACAGAGATTGGATTAGGACTTTCAGGACAAGGAAGTTCAGCACAGGCTACTTTTTCCAATAACGGGCCATATACTCATGCCATTTACGAAATTCATTCTTCATCTTATTCAATATTAGACAGTCCAAATACTACTTCTCAAGTAACTTACAAATTGTTTGCAAGAGCAATGGCAAGTACAACAAGAACAATGTTGTTTAATAGATCACATAATGTTGGTGATGCTAATAGATCAACGACAACATCAACCATGACCTTAATGGAGATAGCTCAGTAATGGCATCAATACTTAAAGTAAATACCATACAAGACGCAACGAACTCTAATACGGCTATTTCTGTGGACAGTAGTGGAAGAGTTACAACTCCACAAAGACCTGCTTTTCAAGGGCTATCTACTACTAAGCAAAGTTCTGGCAATTATCTTTTCACATCTTTTAGCACTTCTGGAAATGGAGCTTGTAATAGAGGAGGTCATTTTAATGCTTCAACTGGTATTTTTACAGCACCAATAGCAGGTATTTATAACTTTGCATTTATATTTGGAGACACCTCTAATAGTAGTGGTAGAAAAATAGGCAATCTTTACTTTAATGACTCATTAGTTGTAGAAGTCGCAGAGGGTGGGGACGCTTACAATGATATAGGAAGTTCTATAGTAATGGAATTAAGTGCAAGCGATACAATTTCTGTAGGGACTCACTCTTCCCTTCAGTGGGGTCGTTGTACCTTTTCAGGATTTTTAATAGGATAACACCATGAGCAAAGCAGCAGAATTAGCAAACCTCATAGGCAACATCAACGCAGGGGGTGGTGGAGTAAATAGGAATATTGTCATCAATGGTGCAATGAATGTCAGCCAAAGGGCAACATCAGCTACAGGATTGGGTGGCAGTGACCCAAGCTATCAAACACTTGATAGATTTAGAATGAACATTGGTGGTACTTCAGCAGGGCGATTTACTATGGCACAAGATAGCTCTGCACCAGAGGGTTTTGCAAACTCTTTAAAATTATCTTGCACTACGGCAGACACATCTATTGCTGCTGATGAGTTACTTTCTCTACAACAAAGGATAGAAGGTCAAAACCTACAGATGTTTGCCAAAGGAACAACAAGTGCAAAACCATACGCTGTATCTTTTTATGTAAAGGGCAACGCTTCTGCCACATATACTTGTGAGCTAGAGGATGGCGATAACTCAAGAAGAGTGGCTAAAGAGTTTTCTGTCACTACAGATTGGGCAAGAGTAGAGTTATCTTTTCCAAAAGATACAACAGGTGCGTTTGATGACGATAACGCTTTGTCGTTGTCTTTAAATATATTTTTGCATGGTGGCTCAAACTTTACAAGTGGCACGTTTTCAGCAAACACTTGGGAGTCTATATCAAACACAACAAGACTTTCAGATAGTCAAACTTCATTCTTTGACAGCACATCAAGAACCTTCTTCATCACAGGTGTTCAGTTAGAAGTAGGGCAGAACCCAACAACATTTGAGCATGAGCCTTTTGAGAGGACGTTAGAGAAGTGTCAGAGATATTATTATCAATTGGTTGATGGCACAGGTCAGCATATAGGACTGGGTGGATATTACAACCCCGGTTTGCTTATGGTTGGCATTGAGTTTCCTGTTATTATGAGAGCTTCCCCAACTCTTTCTATGGTTACGGGCAGTAATTATTATAGAATATGGAGAGATGCTGCTAGTGATGATGCTTCGGGAGTAGGAACTGGTATCACAAATACAAGTCCAAGAGGAACTGCAATGGATTTTATAGGTGACGTTAGCGGAACGGCTGGTCACGCGGCTCGTATTCTTTCTTATAATTCAGCAACAAGAGTTGCCTTTAATGCGGAGCTTTAAATTATGAACAACTTTAATATTACATCTGCCCAATATCATGCTTCGTTATCAGGAGAAAACGCATCTATAACGGCAACAATAAATGGTGAAATATTATGCGTTCCATTAGACCCAGATAATGTTCACTACGCAGAAATACTTAAACAAGTAAAGGAAGGCACACTGACAATTAAGGACGCTGACTAATGCTTGGCTTTAATGCCATATCAGAAGTCTCTATTGCAGAACTTCCCGGTGCTTTTGTTCCTGTATCAGGACAGGTAGGAACGTCAGCTTTAGGTAGTGTTGGTATTACAGCAGTAGGTGCTGCTGACGCTATCGGTGTTTCTGGGACCACGAGCCTCGGCACGATATCGGTTACAGGAGATGCTAATGTGACCTTAACAGGAATTTCTGCTACACTTTCATTAACATCTGTTATAGTATGGGGTAAGATTATTCCTGCTCCGGGAACGTCTTACACGGCTATAACGCCATCGAGCAGCCCAACGTGGACAGAAAAAACCACGGGTGTCTCGCAGACTTGGACAGAAGTAGCATAAGAGGTAAGATATGGGATCAACATTTACAGATAATGGTGGCATAGAGAAGATCGGTCTTGGTGAACAAGCCGGTGCATGGGGCACCACAACAAATAATAACTTCGACATTGTAGACAGACTTATAAACGGTGTTGGTACTATAACTCTGTCTGGTACAACACATACCTTAACCACAAGTGACGGTAGTTTGTCAGACGGTATGTTTAAGGTTTTGGTTTTAGAGGGATCACCTTCAGGAACAAACACTATTACGATAAGTCCTAACAATGCAGATAAACTCTATTTTGTGAAAAACGGTACGAGCCAGACAGCCACCTTTACGCAAGGGTCAGGCGCTGATGTCAGTGTGGCGGCAGGTAAAGGCGCAATAATATTTGCCGATGGCGCAGGCTCCGGGGCTGCCGTAACAGACCTAACTGCTTTGTTTGTTAACAGTCAGGCCATAGACGATGCTGTTATTGGTGGTACAACACCGGCGGCGATTACGGGGACAACAATTACAGCAACGACATCAATACTACCCGATACCTCCGGTGGTGCCGATATTGGATCTACCTCCGCAGAGTTCGGTGATATTTATATTGCTGACGATAAGAAGATACACTTTGGTAACGATCAAGACGCTACTATTGAGTATGATGAGGATGGCACGGACAAACTTGTTGTTACAGGTAACGTTACGTTTGCCGATGGGGCAACTGACGTAGACATTGCATCACATGATACCTCAAATGGGCTAAAGCTAGGAGGCACATTGGTTACCGCTACAGCGGCTGAATTAAATATTATGGACGGTGTTACGGCTACAAAAGATGAATTAAATATTATGGATGGTGTTACAGCCACCACGGCAGAATTAAATCACACGGATGGTGTAACCAGTAATATACAAACACAATTAAACGCTAGACTAACCTCGGTTGGAGCAACGGATCCTATACAATCTTCGGGGGGCACAACACCCACTATTTCTATAAAGAATGACTTTCTACAAAATACGTCAGGAGCGATCTCCTCTGGAACTACAACTAGCTTTACAGCAAGCACTTATCCTACTTTTATCTCAGGTTGTTCTGTTTCGGCAGGATCCTTCACTTTTACTGTAACTGTTGGAGGATCTGGGCATACCTTAAATATGACGGATGGAGATAGTGGAACAAGAGATACCTTTGCAACTTTATTACCCGCAGGAGCTACAATATCAGGAAGTAGTTTTAATTTTGTAGCTGTTCAACTAAGGCCCGGCTGATGCCACTAACAGCACTCAAATTTAAACCCGGCATCAACAGAGAATCAACGTCCTATTCTAATGAGGGCGGTTGGTTTAATGGCGATAAGATACGCTTTCGGTTTGGCAATGTAGAAAAGATAGGCGGGTGGTCCGCGTACAGTGACAATACATTCTTGGGTACCTGTCGTGCCTTGTTTAGTTGGGTAGCCTTAGATGCTACCAAATATTTAGGTATTGGCACTAATCTTAAATACTATATAGCTGATGGTGGTCAGTATAACGATATAACACCTATTCGTAACACAACAGGGGCCGGTGATGTGACTTTTGCGGCAACAAACGGCAGTTCGGTAATTACGGTGACAGACGCGGCACATGGTGCTGTTCTTAACGACTTTGTTACATTTTCAGGAGCGGCATCCTTGGGGGGCAACGTTACCGCTGCAATATTAAATGCAGAACACCAAGTAACCTCAGTTACAAACAATAACATTTATACGATTACTGTAAGTGTGACGGCTAATAGTTCCGACTCTGGTAACGGTGGCAGCTCCACCGTAGGCGCTTATCAAGTAAACACTGGTCTTGATACAAACTTCTTTGGTACAGGTTGGGGTGCCGGTGTATGGAATGGTGTAGATACGGATGAGCTAACCACAACAATAGCAGAAGATCTCACTAATTCTGAAACTGATGTGACTGTGGCTAGTGCCACAGGTATATCGACATCTGATGTGATAAATATCTCAGGGGAGCTTATGCTAGTTACTGGGATATCAAGTAATGACTTAACTGTTACACGAGGACATGGTGGTACAACGGCCGTAGCACATTCTAGTGGCGAGCTTGTACGATTGGTCTTGGGCAACGCGACAACAGCCGACGACACAGTGACTTTGATAAATGATGGTAGTGGCTTATCGGCAACAGCTACCACTGTGACAGTAGACTCAGCGGCAAGCTTTGCCTCTTCAGGGTATATCAAGATCAATGACGAGATTATTGAATACACGGGTACAACATCGACAACATTTACAGGGTTAATCCGTGGTTCACTCAGCACGACAGCAACTACACATTCTGACAATGATGCTGTAATAGAAGCCGCTTTTGGTTGGGGTATGCCGGCAGAGGGCACTGTATCTGGTGCGGTATTAACCAACTGGACACACGATAACTTTGGCGAGGACCTGCTGTTAAATATTAAGAATGGCGGTATATTCTATTGGGATCGGACCTCGGGCACCTCAACACGGGCCGTGGCCCTTTCATCGTTGTCAGGGTCTAATCTAGCCCCAACGGTTGCAAAACAAATTATGGTATCTGACCAAGACCGTCATGTTATAGCGTTTGGCTGTGACGGTGAGACATCGATCGGGACACAAGATCCACTGCTCATACGCTTTGGATCGCAGGAAAGTTTACTTGATTTTCAGACATCCCCCACAAACACAGCGGGAGAGCTTCGAATATCTACGGGTTCGGAGATTGTGGTGGCCATACAAACCAAGCAACAAATACTGGTATTTACAGATGTCTCCCTCCACGGTATGCAGTTCTTGGGGCCACCCTTTACTTTTGGTCTAACCGAGATATCACGAAATATTACAATAGCAAGTCCAAATGCAGCCGTAGCTGTGAATGACTTTGTATTCTGGATGGGCTCTAAAGAGTTCTATGTATACGGTGGTACGGTGCAACGGTTACCCTGCACTGTGTTAGATTATGTCTTTAGTGATTTTAACCGGGACCAGATAGGTAAGGTATATTCAGGACACAATAGTTCTTATGGTGAGGTTTGGTGGTTCTATCCCTCCAAGAGCAGCACAACAAATGATCGCTATGTTATATACAACTATCAAGAAAAGATTTGGTATTTTGGTACACTAGCCCGCACAGCATGGGTAGACAGGGGTATAAACCAGTATCCAATAGCCGCAAGCACAGATAATAAACTATATTACCACGAGTTCGGGCAGGACGATGGCAGCACTAATCCTCCTTCTGCTATCTCTGCCAACGTCGAGTCAAGCCAAATGGACATAGGCGATGGCGACAAATTCACTCTAGTACGGCGTGTTCTGCCCGACATTACATTTAGAGACAGTACAAATGAGACACCACGGGTCAATATGGTAGTAAAGACACG